GTTCCGTGTCGGTTGCGTTGATCATCGCTGCGTGTGGCGCGAAGTTGTGGAATTGCCTACTCATATGCGTAAGAACCTCCACATCGTCAATTGTTGCGCGGCGAATCGTCAGCATAAATTAGCCCTCAATGCATTGCATACGGGTACTAGACAACATGTTTGTACGGGTCATACTCTTCGTTTGCAGTTGATTTGCGCTTGTACTTGTCGAATAAGGATCGTTTACGAACCGGATACGCAAACGTCAACGCGAGCGCATCGGCAAGGTCGGGTGATGCGCCACCTTGCAAACGCTTCTTGATCTCGTCCTTTGACTCAAGCACTTTGCGACCAGCCTGGTCAAACCAATACACAGGCGTTGCCATCTCTTGTTTCAACGCAACGTCATTTGGTATTGCACCACCCTGCTCAATCCATTCCTTCATGCCCCACCACATCTCGGTGCGTCGATTGACAAACTGATCGGGCTGAATTGCGCGGCCACCAAACGGCACTTCGATGGGGTCGAAGTCAAGTTGACGCAGCCTGTCAATCACTCCCGCACCCGCACCGCTGTCAACGAACACCGCGTCCGGTTCCCACGATTCCATGACCGCCGCAACGCGAGCGGCAAGTTCCATGTTGTCAATGCCCCTGTACACAAGGGGTGGAAACGCGACAAGACCCTGACGCTTGAAGATCACGCTGCGGTCATCACCAAACCGCGCAGGGTCAACGCCAATGATGCGGGGTGATCCTTCAATGTCCTTGTCCGTATATTCGCGGCTTGCTGCAAGTTCAGCGTCAGACAGGCTAATCAACTGGTCATCGCCGGCAGCGGCAAAGTCGCACAAATACTCGCGAGCAAACGCAGTCTCAGGCATGTCGCGCTTCAAGCGTTCAACTTCATTGGGGTCAATTGCCTGGGTGTCGAAGACCGTGTACCGAGCGGCGTTCCAATCGGGCAACGACTGTGCGCGGTAGTACAACTCGCTAAACAGGTTAATGCCTGACGGTGTGCCAATGAACATTGCCCAGCCCTGACGGTCAGACAGTGCCGGCTGAATGATGTCGTTCCACACCTCCGGCTTGACCTGCGACACCTCGTCAATCACGCATCCGTCGAGGCGCACACCGCGCATGGCATCGGGGTTGTCACCACCGAATATACGAATGACGCACCCGTTGTGCTTGAACGTGACAAGCAAGTCGCCCTCGTTAATGTCAATTGCATTCTCTTGCAAGAGCGGCGCCAGTTTCTGTTTCAGTCGCGCCCAGGCAATAGCCTTGGCTTGCTTCAGGAACGGGGCAATGTAGAAGAACAGGCCAAGTTCCTGCTTGAACCGGATCGCCTTGTCAATGAGTTCCATGATGGCAAGTTCGGTCTTGCCAGCGCGACGGTGCAGGGCAAGCACCGTGAACCTGCGCTTACTGACATGGCAAGTCCGTTGCCATGCTCGCGGCTTGTACTGCAAACTGACGGTGCGAGCCATTACCGCTCCGGTACGCCTGTTGCCACCATCAGGCTGATGCCACCGGAATGGTTCATGTCAACGCGCTCTGCCCACCGGGCGGGGTTCCACATCCGAAGGCACTTCATCCGGGTATCGACCTGCAAACGCCTCCAAGCGGCTTGTACTGCGTCTGTAGGCTCTGTGTCGCACAGGGTCTTGCACTCCTCAAGCATTGCCTCTTGTCCCTTGTCACGGGCGACCTTATAGAGTGCAGCAAATTCCTCGTCTTCCTCTTTCCATAGGTGAACCGTACGCACATCCGGGTTGCCCTTGCGGTTGGCAAACTCAAGCAGGGTTCCACCCGTTGACAGCCAATCAAGTACTTCCGCTGCCTTGGGGTTGTGCATGACCGGGCCGCGCTTCGGCTTGCCCACTGGTCGTTTGATCACAGAGGTACTGGGTGACTTTTTTGTAAGCGCGAGGGATTTGGGCGCGTCTTTCATAGTTGCATAGTTTCTGTATGGTGGACTTTGAGAGTTTGAACATTGACGCTAATTTGCCGTAGGAAAGCCCTCTTTCCTCCCGTGCGTCCCTTATGCACTGTACTGCATAATCTGAGATTCTTGCGTTGTGATGCGATTGCCCGATGCGATAGCCGTCTTCATTGACAGCGACGATGGCTATACGCTTAATGATCATGTGCGTTTACGCAGGACGATGTCAAACCCTGCTGCGCCGGCAATGGCAAGCGCAGAGTCGAACGCTGGCTTTCGTTTACCAATCACCGTACCAGGCGTACCAAGCAAGCACCTCACCGTGTGCGCTCGAAGTATCCCGGCTTTATCCATTGCAACCGCAAGTTCCCCGCGTGTAGATCCTTGCGACTCAAGTGTCTCGCGGATATGCGTTTTAAATTCGTCGTAAGTGTTTATCGTCATCTACGTCAGTATATAAGTCAATCAGTTTCCCAATATACGAGATCGCCACGTTTATAGAATTTCATTTGATCAACGTATTTCTTGGTGTCAACGAAATGCTTGTCCTTAACGGTAAAGTGGTTGTTGGGCAACAGCAAGAAGTAACCTTCGTCAGCAATGATCAGGCTCAACGGCTTGTGTTCTGCTGGGTACTGCGAGTAACCGTCAGCCCAATCAATGACAATACCCGTGTGTATGCCTGACACCTCGGCGCGAAACGCGTTGACAGTCAAACCTTCAAGTGCCTTGAATTGCACGGCTTCAATGTCGTTACCCATTGCTCCCCACGGCTGCGAGGAGTCATCAAAGTCAGGGTCAAAGGACTCGGTCGTTGACAGCGCGTGAAGCGGCAAGCCTGACCAGTGCGCTCCGGATGCAAGGATCACATGGCAAGACAAGTACTGACCGGGTCGAGCGTAGATCGCATGCCACATACCTGGCGTTGTGCCGGCTGGCATGTTCGGGCCGAGGAATTGGTTGTCAACTTGCACATAGAAATGGTTGGGTAGGTTGGTGTGTCTCATTCGTAGTCTGGAGATGAATCGTCAAAGAACCATAGCCATAGGCCACATGCAACAAGGAAGATCAAAGCAATTGGTACGGCACAAAGCGTATGGATCATGCGGTTCTTTGGCGTGAAGGTACGGGTCTGCGTGACATGGCAATGATGCGCGGCGGTTCCTTGGCGTTTGGGTCTTTTGACCACTCTGTCAACAGCGGCAGTTTCTCAGCAAACCAATGGGTTTCTTGTATGTACAACGCGTATTCCTCACGATAGATCTTGAGTTTAGGATGAAAAATCTGTGCGCTGGTGCGGTACGGGGTTGCTTGGATGACAATGCCGTCATCGTCAACAGCAACAAACCCGTTCTTTGTTTGACCAACAGTAAAGCCTTCATGCCGTAGGTACATGGCTGCTCGGAGGATTTTGGTTTTGTTGCGGGTGGTTGGGTACATCATGCGTTTGTCCCCTGCACAGGCCGTCGTGATGTTGACATCTTTCGGGTGCATTCCTTGCTCTTGGGGTCATTAGCCCACTTGATCAAAATTTCCATCCGCTCATCAAACCAATGCGTTTGTGGGAGTTTGCGCGAGTATTCCTCACGGAATCGCTTGTGTATGGGGTGCTGAATCTGTGCGCTTGTCCTAAACGGGCTGACCTGAAACACCACACCTTCCGAATCGATGGCAATAAATCCGGTGTGCGTCATTCCAACGGTAAAGCCTTCTCCTCGCAAATACATGGCAAGTGCGTTCATGTGCAGTAATACTGGTTTGCTTTCGTACCTCACGCGTATCTCACACTTGGCTTGCGGACATGCTCAACGGCAACTGCAAGGATTCGGCGTGACTCCGGTACATGACCAATGAACTCATGCACTTGCTCCAGTTCTTCGGTTGTCACGTTCTTCAACATCGCTTCTGCCCACACATCCCACTCAGCAAACTCCTCCGCGCTGATCGGGGTGCAACGCTGTAGGTCGTTGCGGGTTTGCTCAACCTCGCGCTCGCCTACTAGGTTCTGTGGAATCAAAGCGCAGTACGCCTTGTGTATCGCTGATATATCAGGCTTTGAGTCGCGCACTAAACGGTGCTGGCGAATGCAACTGTGCAGTTTGTCTTGATGCAGTTGACCCCACTTCTCGTTCAAGATGCTCGACAATACAGGCTCAAGTCTCCACTTCGGCCACAGTTCGTCCATCAACTTTCGGTTGTCCATCCATGTGATTGTTGTCATACGCGAGAGTATATACATGTATCAAGATTCGCGCAAATCTATGCATGTCACAACAACGTGCATACAACGTGATTTTTTTTGATTTCAGCGAGGCTCAATGCCGGTGCTAGAGCGGGGATGTAGATCGAAAAAGAAGGACGAGATTTTTCAAATCTCTTTCAATCCCAGCACTTCGATGCTGACGCTTCGTTGACGTACTGCTTGGCTTCGCACATCCCTTGTTGCATGACCGGAGAGCGTGGATGCAGTAACCCCTCGGCGGGGCTACTGCGTCGTTGCATGGCCGGAGCCGCGCATCAACAGAAGAGGGTGCTGCCCTATTTTAGCGAGGACAAATTCGCTTAGGTTGCGCACCTGCACCTACGACTGTCAAACACAGTCGGCCTTCGCCGGGTATCTCACCGATCACAAAGGTCTTACTACCGTCCTATTCATACCTTCTGCACAAAGCGCAGTTGCCACGCTGGAAGCACTACGGGATCCGAAACTATTCGGTGAACCCACATGACGGTTGCTTGCCTTACCCATGATTTCGCCGGACGTTCCGCCGTCCGTGTCTCCGCATCCCTTCAACCAAGTGTCAATCGCCTGTTGGCATATGCCGTCATCGGCGCGTATCGACCAGGTCAAAGAGTTTGGAAATAAATGCGTACTGTGTGTCAGTTCTTACCAGTGACCCTCCACATCGGAACACCTGCCGCTAACAAGACGGTCTTCCACTCAATGCGATCACCATCAGCGTAACGATACTTCAGTGATGCGCCCTTGCGCGAGTTCGCGCTCGCACGAAGGTACTGCAAGTTGTCTTGATGATGCTTGCCCTTACCAAGTGGAATGATGTGGTCTACCTCAAACCCCTCTGGACGGTGGCGGTAAATCAACCACATGAGTTGACAATCCGCATCGGCTGGTAGTTCATAAACTTTGCCGTGTTTACTTCGTGAATCAAGGTGCAGCCGCGCCCACTCACGAAAATCGCCACGCCGCGCACAAGCGTACGACTCGCGAATTATCGCGTGTTTGCCTTCAGCGCGTGCAATCCGCTTTGATTCCTTTGCACCAGCAGCAACCTTTGCTGCCGCTCGGGCTGCGTTCTTGCGCTCTGCCGCTGCCTGTTGATTCGCGTTAATTGCCCAAGCCACGCGAACGCTACGCGCTGCAACCTTT